CTTCTATATCCTCTTTGGTGACGTTCTTTGACACACTAAAGAGGATCTTCATTTCTGGTCGTGTTCTCAGCTCATCTATTATATCTCTTGTTTCGTCATCAAGATATATAGGCTCGTTATGTGCTTCGACTTTGATATTATCTTCACCGTTCAACAAATAATCAACAGAAACTCCGAAATATTCAGCTATCTTTGATAGTGTATCTGTAGATAACTTCTTTTTTCTGCCTGCTTTTAAATCGGTTAAAGAGCCTCTGCTTGCACCTGTTTCTTTGCACATTACTGTTACATTTATATTTCTCTTTTTGCACAAGCTTTCAATTCTATTGTACAATTCTGACATAGTTACACCTCATAATTTGTGTAATATAACAAAATTACGCAAAAGAGTAATTTTCACTTGACAATTACGCAAAAGTGTAATATAATACAGTCAAGGCAATACGCAAGAGCGTAATATTTGTATCTGGTAAATATATTATATTACATTTAAACGTAACTGTCAATATGTAAAACACATATTAGTGTGAATATTATGCAAAGGTGGTGTTAATTATTAGTGAACGTAAAAGACCGCTGACTGAGTACGGCGTGGAAGTCAAGGTACGTCTTGTTAAACTCAACAAGACACAGAAGTGGCTCATTGAGGAAGTCAAGAAGCTTCTTCCTGAAACTTATCTCGACACATCAAACCTGTATAAGATAATGACAGGTGAGATCAAGTCAAACAAGATTGAAGCGGCTATCAATGAAGTCCTTGACATTAATTATACTCAGAACGCTGAAAATGTCAACAGCTAACAGTCCGATTGAACGGACAGAAAATGAGAGGTGAGAAAGTGGAACAGAAAATTACTGCTATTCCCAGAGGGTGTGACAGTGCTAGGGTTGAGCAGGTGATCGTAACAAGAGCCTTGAAAGGTGCAGGAACAGAAAATGACCCCTGTAGAGAGGTCATTCAGTATTGGACTCTTGACGGAGAGCTGATTGTAACAAGGTCACAATATGAGGAGGGCAAACGTTGAATTTGAAAAAGATAGCGTACTATCTCGGTATTGCGTTGTGTCTAGCAAGTCCGCTTGCATTCGGTATATGTATGCTAATAGGGCTTGACAACACAATTCCGTTGTCTCTCATGATAACTAGCAATGTTTGCAGGATATGTTCGCTGGAAGCAGAAATGACAGAAAACACAATGAGGAGTGACAAAGCAATGAAACTGTACAAGGTAACGACGATAGACCAGTATCATTATAAAAGGGTGTTCACAGTAGCAGCAAAGAGTCAGTACGAGGCTCTGACAAAGGCAAGTGTTATTTGTCCCCATGAGAATGTTTTGACTATCGAGGAGGTGGGCTAAATGAGGTCACCTGACATTGAAATGGCGGTGCGGCTGTACTATGAAAAGCCCGAGATAACCAATGCGGATATCAAGGAGCTGTTCGGCACAGGTGAAACGCAGACTATCAAGATCAAGAAAACTGTTAAGGAAGAAATGGCAAAGCGTGGTGTGAAGTCATGGCTGCCGCACTCGGTCAATACAGAGATAGCCTACGAGGTGTGGGGCATTGATATCGACAACTTCGAGAAAAGGCTTAAAAAACTCCGCACGCTTTACGGAAAGGACGTGAGAAAATGATAGCCGTGTTAGAGATAATCAGATGTGCCGCAGCGGTAGCGCTCTTGGTGGTGCTTACAATGTATGTAGCGTACAGGTGGTATGTAAGTGTAAAAGAAACTGCCTACGAGGAAGCAGAGAAGAGCATAAAGCGTGCGGTAAGAGAAGCAGGCAGACCCATAGTCAAGGTCGAAGTTGAAATGAAAGGAAAGTGGTAAAATGGCGTTGATATTGCTGATAACAATAGCTGTGCTTGCAGGCATAGATGTAGTGATGTATCTTGTGCTGAGCGTGGTGGATAGGCACTGGGAGAAACGTTTTGAAAACGAGGAGGATAAAGATGATAACGAAAGAGGAGTTTGAAAAGGCGGTGGAGTACTGTACAGGATTTGCTGTTAGTTGCGAAAATTGTCCGCTATGCGAAAAAGATTTTAAGTGTGGCGTGTATTTGGCAGAGTACCTAAAAGAAAACGAGCTTGCACCTGCGGCAACAGGCACAAGCTCTGAGGTGGTATCAAAAGATACCAATTCAACACACCTTGATGATAGCACATTGCTTGACATTTGTCAAGAAGGAATAGAGGAAATGGCGAAAATAGCCCTCGATGATTACCCAAACGAATTCCTGACAGGATATGTTGAGGCTTTCAAGCACAACATCAAGAGGCTGAGAGGCGGTGACGGCAAATGAAAGGCTTGCCAACACGCTGTATAGATCCTGTCATGAAGTGCTGTCAGGATTGCGCTTGGGGATATCGTGAATATGGCGATGATGTGGAATGCTCTGCCGACCTAGCAGGCTGTTGCTTTGAAAGTGGCTGTACGTTGGGCTTTGATAAGGGCAGACCTGAGGACGAGCCGACAGATGAAGAACTGCAAAAGTTTGATGAATGGATGAAAAACCAGTTGAAGGAGAATGAAAAATGTCAGTAAAAATAAACTCACTTGAATTTGAAAACGTAAAGAAAATAAAAGCCGTACAGCTTGAGCCTGCAAAGAATGGACTTACTGTTATCGGCGGCAAGAACAGGCAGGGCAAGACCTCTGTACTTGACGCTATCGCTTGGGCACTTGGGGGAGATAAGTATAAGCCGTCCTCTCCTCAGCGTGAGGGGTCTGTTGTCGAACCGCACTTGAAGATCACCCTCGATAATGGTATCGTGGTGGAGCGTTCGGGCAAGAACAGCTCCCTCAAAGTCACCGACAGCACAGGCAAAAAAGGCGGTCAACAGCTTTTGAACAGCTTCGTTGAGCAGTTCGCCCTCGACCTGCCTAAGTTCATAAATCAGTCAAGCAAGGAAAAAGCTTCAACTCTGCTGAAAATAATAGGAGTGGGCGATACGCTCTATCAGTTGGAGCATAAGGAACATTCACTCTATGACCAGCGTACCGCTATCGGCAGGATAGCTGACCAGAAGTCTAAGTTTGCAAAGGAAATGCCTGTGTATGCAAACGTCCCTGCCGAGCCTGTTTCAGCTTCGGAGCTTATCAGACGGCAGCAGGATATACTTGCTCGCAACGGCGAAAATCAGCGTAAGCGTGATCAGAAAGAATACTACGAAAAGCAGTTGGAGCTTGCTAAGTCTGCCTATGAGCGTGCAAAAGCAAGCTATGAAGCGGCAGTGAACAACTTCAAGCTTGCAAGCCTTGACGCACAAGACCTTGTGGACGAAAGCACAGCGGAGCTTGAAAAGAATATCTCAGATATCGAGGAGCTGAACAAGAAGATAAGAGCAAATCTCGACAGGGAGAAAGCTGAGATAGACGCTGAGGACTACCGTTCACAGTATACATATCTCACTGAGCAGATAGAGGACGTAAGGCAGGCTAAAACTGACCTGCTGGGCAGTGCCGACCTGCCCCTTGAGGGGCTTTCAGTTGAGGACGGAGAGCTGCTGTATAACGGGCATAAGTGGGACAGTATAAGCGGAGCAGAACAGCTTATCGTCGCTACCTCTATCGTGAGAAAGCTCAATCCTGACTGCGGTTTTGTCCTGCTGGACAAGCTTGAACAAATGGATACCGACACCCTTGATGACTTCGGCAAGTGGCTCGAAGCACAGGGCTTGCAGGCGATAGCCACAAGAGTTTCCACAGGTGACGAGTGCAGTATCATAATCGAGGACGGCAGGTCAATGGACAATGATAAGGAAGAAAACACAGAAACGAAAACTTGGAAAGCAGGTGCATTTTAATGTATGAGATAACATCAGGAGTTGTAAGCTCCGCACAGAAAGTCGTGATATATGGTCCTGAGGGCATAGGCAAATCCACCTTTGCGGCTCAGTTCCCCGACCCTGTATTTATTGATACTGAGGGCAGTACAAAGAAGCTGAACATCAGACGTTTCCCTAAGCCAACAAGTTGGGAAATGCTCAAAAACGAGGTAAAGGAAGCTATGAACGGCAGGCTCTGCAAGACCCTTGTCATTGATACATTTGATTGGGCTGAACAGCTTTGCATTGAAACGATCTGCTCGGCACATCAGAAAAAAGGCATTGAAGATTTCGGCTACGGCAACGGCTATGTTTACGAAAAAGAGGAGATAGGCAAGTTTCTTAATCTCTTGCAGGAGGTAGTTGATAGCGGTATCAACGTTGTGCTCACGGCTCACGCTCAGATGAGAAAGTTTGAACAGCCTGACGAGCTGGGTGCTTATGACCGCTGGGAACTGAAACTCGGCAAGAAAACTTCTTCTCAGATATCGCCTCTTGTGAAAGAATGGGCAGATATGGTGCTGTTTGCAAACTACAAAACATATGCAGTAGCTGTGGATAAGGATGGCAAGAAGTTCAAGGCTCAGGGCGGTGACCGTGTTATGTACACCACACATCACCCTTGCTGGGACGCTAAAAATCGTGACGGACTTCCGCCTGAAATGCCTTTTGAGTACAGCGGTATAGCTCACCTGTTTGTGTATACACAGCCTGCTGAAATGCCTAAGCCTGTGCCGATGCCAAGACGTGTGCAGGAGCAGCTTGCACAGCCGAAAGCAGCACCGCAGCCACCTCATAAGACATCAAACGCAGTGACATTGCAGCAGGCTCAGCCGAAAGACGAGCATAAGGCGGACGAACCCCTTACAGACCTCAGCGGCTTTGAGGACGTTGCACCGCCTATCGTTATCCCTGAGGGCATACCGAAAGCACTTGCGGACCTTATGAGAGCCAACAACGTAAGCGAATCGGATATACGTCTTGTGGTATCTCAGAGAAACTATTTCCCTTATGATACTCCTATCACAAACTATCCTGACGACTTCGTACAGGGCTGTCTGATAGGCGCTTGGGAGCAAATGCTGCCGCTTATCAGAGAAAATCAGAAAGTACCATTTTAAAAGGAGGACAACACTATGGATAATTTTATGGAATACGGCTGGGAAGATGAGATAGTCAACGAGGGTGGGGACTTTGTCCTGCTCCCTGAGGGGGACTATGACTTCACCGTTGCAAAGTACGAACGTGCAAGACACGAGGGGTCGGCAAAAGTACCGCCCTGCAATATGGCAAAGGTCACATTCACCATATGGGGAGCTGAGGACAGCGTGGAGATAACAGAGAACTTCTTCCTTTGCAACAAGTTTGAGTGGAAGCTCTCAGCACTTTTCTTGGCTCTAGGGCTAAAAAAGCATGGCGAGCCGCTGAAAATGAACTGGAACGCTATCACAGGCAAAAAGGGCAAGTGTCACGTCTACGTTGACAACTACAAGAACAAGGACGGTGAGGACAGGCAGTCCAACAAGATTAAGAAGCTCTATGCCTATGACGAGAATGTGACTACCGTTCAGCCTGCTCAGATGCAGACACCACAGTATAGTCAGCCTGCCCAGACAGGCGGCTGGAAAGCCGGTGCGTTCTGATGATGAATTTAAGACCATATCAAAACGAGGCTAAGCTTGCTATACTCGAACATTGGTCTGAGGGAATAAACAAAGTCCTTGCAGTTCTGCCCACAGGAACGGGAAAGACAATACTTTTCTCGGCTGTTACGGAAGAATGTGTGCGGCAGGGTAAGCGTGTGCTTATCCTTGCCCACAGGGGCGAGCTGCTCGACCAGGCGGCAGACAAGCTTATGAAGTCAACAGGGCTTGGCTGTGCCACCGAGAAAGCAGAGCAAAGCTGTTTAGGCTCTTGGTATCGTGTAGTAGTAGGCTCAGTTCAGACCCTTATGCGTGAGAAAAGGCTCAAAGGCTTTTCGGAAAATTACTTCGATACCATTATCATTGACGAGGCTCATCACGCTATCTCAGACGGCTATCAGAGAGTGCTTGACCATTTTCCAAAGGCTCAGGTGCTTGGGGTAACGGCTACACCTGACAGGGGCGATATGAAGAACTTAGGCTCGGTGTTCGACAGCCTTGCATATGAATACACCCTGCCGCAGGCTATCAAAGAGGGCTATCTTTCACCTATTAAGGCTATCACCATACCGCTAAAACTTGACCTTTCAGGAGTTTCAACTCAGGCAGGAGATTTCAAGGCTAGTGATATCGACACGGCACTTGACCCATATCTTTATCAGATAGCTGATGAAATGCTCAAATACTGTAAGGAACGCAAGACAGTTGTGTTCCTGCCGCTTGTCAAGACCTCTCAGAAGTTCCGTGATATCCTTATCAGCAAAGGGTTCAACGCTGCTGAGGTCAACGGAGAAAGCACAGACAGAGCGGAGATACTTGAAGCTTTCGACAAGGGCGAATACAACGTGCTGTGCAACTCAATGCTCCTCACAGAGGGCTGGGACTGTCCGTCAGTTGACTGCGTTATCGTGCTAAGACCAACAAAAGTGCGTGGGCTTTACTGTCAAATGGTAGGCAGAGGTACAAGGCTCTGCGAGGGAAAGACAGAGCTTTTACTGCTTGATTTCCTATGGCACACAGAACGCCACGAGCTTTGCAGACCTGCACACCTTATCTGTCAGAATGAAGAGGTCGCTGAGAAAATGACCGAAAATCTTGCCAATGAGGCAGGCTGTGCAGTGGATATCGAAGAGGCAGAAAAACAGGCAAGCGAGGACGTTGTGGCACAGCGTGAAGAGTCTTTGGCAAAGCAGCTCAAAGAAATGAAAACACGCAAGCGAAAGCTCGTTGACCCTTTGCAGTATGAAATGTCCATACAGGCTGAGGACTTGTCCTCTTACGTTCCTGCTTTTGGCTGGGAGTGTGCTCCTGCTACCGACAAGCAGAAAGCAAAGCTTGAAAAGCTGGGCATTTTCCCTGACGATATAGACAACGCAGGCAAGGCAAAGCTTATCCTTGACCGCCTTGAAAAGCGCCGCAATGCAGGACTTACCACTCCAAAGCAGATAAGACTGCTTGAAAGCAAGGGCTTTGAGCACGTTGGCTCTTGGAGCTTTGACAATGCAAGCAGGTTGATAGCCCGTATCTCTGCCAATGGTTGGAGAGTGCCGAGAGATATCGACCCGAAAACATACACACCTGAGAATTAAGGAGAAGTGAATGGATAACACAAATTTGCTTAAAATGCTTGAATACATAGACCCTGCAAGCTGTGATTATCAGGAATGGGTCAATGTGGGAATGGCTCTCAAGCACGAGGGCTATTCCGTGAACGATTGGGACAGTTGGTCGAGGTCAGACAGCCGTTATCACAGCGGTGAGTGTGAACACAAGTGGCAAGGCTTTAACGGCAATGCTCAGCCCGTGACCGCAGGAACTATCGTGCAAATGGCAAAGGAAAGAGGATACAGCCCCCATGAGTTTAAGGCATACGATTGGGACGGCGAGATAGTTGCAGAAGAAAGCAGTCCCCTTGTAAACGGCGGTGAGGGCATACCGATCACCGAGCCTGCCCAATGGGATCCTGTCAAGGAGATAGTCACATATCTTGAAACACTCTTTGAGGCAGGAGAGAACGTGGGCTATGTTACGCAAACGTGGGAAACAGAAAAGGACGGCAAGACCAGGTATCTGCCCACAAAGGGGTGCTGTGACAGGACGGCAGGGGAGCTTATCAAGAGGCTTGGCGAATGTAACGGCGACATTGGTGCGGTGTTTGGCGACTACAAGGAAGAAGTCGGAGCGTGGATCCGCTTCAATCCTCTTGACGGCAAGGGCGTAAAGAACGAGAATGTAACAGACTACCGCTATGCTCTTGTTGAAAGCGACAGTATGCCTATAGAACAGCAGAATGCTGTGATGAGAGAGCTTGAACTTCCTATCGCTGTGCTTGTATACAGCGGTGGAAAGAGCGTTCACGCTATCGTCAAGATAGACGCTCCAAACTATGATGAATACCGCAGGCGTGTTGATTTTCTTTACAAGGTCTGCAAGGAAAGTGGTCTTGACATAGATAAACAAAACCGCAATCCCTCACGTCTTAGCCGTATGCCAGGCGTTATGAGGAACGGCAAGAAACAGTTCATCATTGACAAGAACATAGGAAAAGAAAGCTTTTCAGAATGGAAAGATTACATAGAGAGTATCAATGATGATCTCCCCGACCCTGAGAGCCTGAGTGCTGAGTGGGATAACCTGCCTGAGCTTGCACCACCACTTATTGACGGCGTTCTCAGACAGGGTCACAAAATGCTCATTGCAGGTCCGTCAAAGGCAGGCAAGTCTTATGCACTTATCGAAATGTGCGTGGCGATAGCTGAGGGGGTCAAGTGGTTTGGCTGGCAATGCACCAAAGGAAAGATACTATACGTCAACCTAGAGCTTGACAGAGCATCTTGTCTGCACCGCTTCAAGGACGTGTACACCGCAATGCACCTAGAGCCTGAAAACCTCAACAGCATAGACATATGGAATCTGAGAGGTCACAGCGTACCAATGGACAATCTTGCACCAAAGCTTATACGCCGAGCAAGCAAGAAGAATTACATTGCCGTGATAATAGACCCTATCTACAAGGTCATAACAGGTGATGAGAACTCAGCAGACCAAATGGCGCACTTTTGCAACCAGTTTGACAAGGTATGCACAGAGCTTGGCTGTGCGGTCATATACTGCCACCACCACTCAAAGGGAGCGCAGGGTGGTAAGCGTTCAATGGACAGAGCCAGCGGTTCAGGAGTATTCGCCCGTGACCCTGACGCACTTCTTGACCTTTCAGAGCTTGACATTTCAGACAGCCTTTACAAGCAGCAGGAGGACGAAACTGTTTGCCGTATCTGTGAGGACTGGATGAGGAGATTTTACAGAAATACTGATGACCTTTGTTCACAGGACGATCTTGTTACGCCGTCAAAAATGCTTGAGATAACGCACAAGTACCTGCACCCGAACTCATACAAGCTTATGATGGCCGAAATAGACAAGGCTAAGCTTGCAGTAAGAAACCGCACGGCATGGCGTATAGAGGGTACTCTGAGAGAGTTCCCGAAGTTTGCTCCCCTCAATATGTGGTTTGATTATCCTGTTCACAGAGAGGATACTGTGGGCGTGCTTAAAGACTGCGAGGTAGAGGACATCACACCGAATTGGAAAAAGAATTTCAGCAAGAAAAAGACCAATGAAGACCGCAGCAAGGAGCGCAAGGAGAGCATTGAAACAGCTTTCAGCGGTGTGCAGGAGAACGGCAAGTGCCGTATTTCTGAGCTGGCGGAGTACATAGGAAAGAGCGAAAAGACCGTTGGAAGATACCTCAAAGAGCATGGTGGCTTTTGGATAGAAGAGGGAGAATGCGGCTTAAAAGCTCAGTAGACAGACAAGACAAAATCGAATTTTTGAACTTAGACAGACAGAAAAAAATCGAAAAGTGTCAGGGACAAAATCGAGCTTTTTACTTGTCGGACAATATCGAAAATTACCGAGTTTGTCGGACGGACAGACAAATCTATTATTATAAACAATACTTTTTGTCGGGGGCTTGAAACTGCCCCGACGAAAAAGTAATCAGAATAATGACGCACGAGAGGAGCACACGCAGATGAAAGCAACAAGAAGTAAGGCAAGGCAAGACGTTGTTAATGCAGCTAAGAAAATGCCACCACTTTTTCATAAGCTGCCTAATGAAGATTTCGACTATCGAAAATCACGCACGCTTTGGTGGCTCGTGAAACAGCCGCAGGTACTCAAATACATTTGGGATATGGTCAAACAGTCGGGAGCATTGGTGTATGATGACAAGTCACACAAGTGGCACGGAGTAGATTTCAAATGCGAGGAGGAAGATGATGACTGAATTTTTTATGGCAATGATACCGCCGACGGCTACAGCACAGGAACACAAGGTGGCGGTAAGAAACGGCAAGCCAATATTTTATGATCCACCCGAAGTCAAGGAGGCAAAAGAAAAGCTCACGGCAAACCTTGCAAGGCACAGACCGCCTGAGAAATACATCTGTGGAATAAGGCTGATAACGAAGTGGCTGTTTCCGAATGACGGCAAGCACAAGGACGGAGAATACAAGACCAGCAAGCCTGACACAGACAACCTGCAAAAGATGTTCAAGGACTGCATGACAAAGCTTGACTTTTGGTCGGACGACCAGCTTGTGGCAAGTGAGATATGTGAGAAGTTTTGGGCGAACACGCCAGGCATTTATGTGAGGATAGAGGAGCTATGACGATACACGAGGTAAAGAAAAGTCTCGGACGCAGGGTGAGCTACAACGGCTCCGATTGCTACGAACTGACAGGGTGCATTATCCGCAAGAGCAGTAAGACAGGTCAGTTCTTCTATCAGGCAGAGATCGCTGACAAGACTTGTGGCAATACGTTGGTGTATTGTAGTCTGGAAGAGTTGAGGTGTGAGAATGAAACACACTGACCACACCCTCTGTTGGCACTGCCGCCACGCAGTACCGACAAAGGATAAGATAACAGGAGAATACCTCACAGGCTGTGCATGGTCCATAGACCGCAGACCGGTTGAGGGTTGGAGGACGTGTCAGCACAGAATGTATGAGGCGCAAAAGGGTGGTATGATACATTCGTATACGGTGACTGAGTGCCCTGAATTTGAGGAGGGATAAAAGTGAAAAGCTATGAGGAGCGTACCAAAGACAATGAACAGAAGATAGCAGCTTTCCAAACTAAGCAGAAAATGCCGTATGAGTTCAAGGTCAAATACGCTGAGGTCAGAGTAAGGGAGTTCATTCGTGAATGTGACAAAAGAAATCTGAATACGCACATATCGGTAGGCGGACTTGACAGCATAACGCTTTTGAAATTTATACATGATTACTGTGGTTTCAGTTATGTTCCAGGTGTATCGGTATCTAGTCTTGAAGACAAATCTATTCAGCAGATACACGAGCAACTTGGTGTGATAAAGTTAAGCCCATACAAGTCAAAAATAGATATCATACGGGAATATGGTTTTCCTGTACTATCAAAAGAAACAGCCGCAAAAATAGAACTGCTTGCACACCCTACGGACAAGAACAAGACAGTTCGTCACGCTATCATAACGGGTGAAACGGGAGAGTATGGCGGTTTTCGCAAGCATACAAGAATGCAGCTTTCTCAGCGCTGGCTTGAACTGTTTGGCGGTTACGAAAATGAAAACGAGGGCGTTGACTACAAGATACCGCCGTTTAAGGTATCATCACAATGCTGTTTCTGGATGAAAGAAAAGCCGTGTGATGATTGGGCAAAGCAACACAAGAGTGTGCCGTTCTTAGGACTTATGGCAAGTGAGGGCGGCAGACGTGAAAAATCGCTAATGCTTAACGGCTGCAATTACTTTGGCAAAAGCACGATACGTTCAGCACCATTTGCCATATTTACAAGGCAGGACTTGCTACAACTTGCACTTGACCTGAATGTGCCTGTGCCTACAATCTATGGCGAGATAAAACGTGACTTTGACGGAAAGCTTTGCACGACAAAGGCTCAGCGTACAGGCTGCTCAATGTGCGGTTTCGGCATACATATGGAACAGCGTCCTCACCGATTTGACAGGCTTCGTGAAAGAAATGAAAAAGAGTGGGATTTCTGGATGAACAAGTGTTGTGAAGATGCTGACGGCACAAAGTACGGCTGGGGAAGAGTTCTTGACTATATCGGCGTTGAATGGCGTGACAGAGTATTTGACATGAAAAATAACCAGCTTAGCTTGTTGGATATTGAGGAGGGATAGCCTATGGAAAGAAACGACCCAATGACCATGCCACGCCTGAAAGCCTACCGCAGGAACGCCTCAGCCATTGAGGACATCAAGGCAGAGCTTTCGGGCAAGTACGTTGCCGACAGTATCAGCGTATGCACGCCGCCGTCCTACACACCACACAGCACACGCATAGACGGCTTCTTGCCAAGCGGTGATACACTTTCATTGCTGTGTGAGCAGGCACGACTTGAAGCCGAGCAGAGGGCTATTGAGGAGTTTATCAAGGGGATAGAGGATAGACAAATGAGGAAGATATTTGTACTCAGGTTTGTAAAAGGCTTTACTTGGATACAGATAGGACACAAGGTCGGAGGTACAGCGGACGGCTGTAGAATGGCGGTCAAAAGATATTTGAAAAAATAATCAAGTGTGTTCGTTTTGTTCGTTTTAGGTGTGCTATAATTTAAACTGAGGATAGTGTAAATACTATCTGACTTTCATAAAGATCCTCCAATAATTTTTACCCACGGAGCGTATGCTCCGTATGTTCCGCAAAGTCAGAGTGGGTGCAATTCCCACACGGAACTCCAAGCCTGTTATACAGTTCGTAGACCGAGAACGTAAAATATCGGTATCGTATAACTTTAAAACCTGCACACTTTGGCTGTGCGTCGTCGGGTGGAATAGCCGAGGTTTCGTTTTTTGATGCCAAGTTTTTCATCTACCATAAGAGGAAAAACAGCGTATGCAGGCTCAGAGGGCTATACTTAAAGCTTGCACCAGAGTCGGCGTGCTTCCGACAGAAAATAAATGCACTCCTTGAATTTTACATTGCCAATGCCTGCTCGTAAGGGTGGGCGTTCGGGCAGGGTCTGAAAGCCGTATCCCCATACTGCGGCTTTCGATTTGCAGGTCGAGAGCGTGCCAGCTCAACATCTGCTCCACCATTTACAAAACTCCTTATAATATTTTCACAAGGGCGGCTGCATTTTGCGGTCGCTTTTGCGTTGCGTCGTAAAAAGTTCATAAATGTCGAATTCTTGATATACTGCATAAAATAAGTAAAACAACTTTGTGCAGATAAGAGAATTATATGTATATTTGTTGATTTTTGCAATTTCATATGTTATTATTTCATTACGTAAGAAGGTGGTAGTATGGCGAGAGTAAAAGTAAGAAAAACGGTGAGCTTAGTTGATCTAAGCACCTCAACTAAATTGTTTATTGATAATTACAACTATCAAATAAATAAAAGAAATAAAATTGATAACAAAGCCTACATATATTCTGGCGTTTGCTGTGCAATATTGCTTTTTAACGTAAAATACGTTGATTTTATTTATATTGCAAATATACTGTGTAAAAATTGTTATGGTGCAGTAGTAGCAACAGTAGATCTTTCTATAATATTGGCGATAGTGATTTTAGCAATATGTTGTCTCAAAAGTGGCTTGTATTTGTTAAAGCCTCAAGGCTACAGTGAAATAGATATTGCATTTCTTTTAAATAAGGCAAAAGAATGTCATTTTCTTAAAATTGAAAAATCACTAAATAACACAATAGAAACTAATGAAAAGATTAATCAAAGTCATATGATGAAAGTTAACAGGATGATAAAGCAACTTGGCGTTCTTTTTGCTTTAACTGCTGTGCATTTTGTTACGCATCAGTTGATGGCGTTTGCTTGAAGGGGGTGTGTTTATGCATTTTGGTGATGACGATGGTACAAAAACAATTTTGGAAGATAAGATACTTGAACTTAATTCAAATTTCTCAAAAACAACTAATGATTCGGAAAGTTCAAGTGCATCGAATGAAAATGGCAAGGTAGATAACGACGATGAATAGCTAACGAAAAAAAGCTGTATCAATATGATTACAGCTTTTTTTATATCCAAAATCTCAGAAAGGACGGTGCCCTCATGACAGCACGGCAAAAGAAATTTGCAGAATACTATGCTCAGAGCGGCAACACCGTTCAGAGTGCTATAAAGGCAGGATACAGCGAGAAGTATGCGAAAGCTGACGCCTGCAAAATCCTAGATAATCCTAGTGTTGCGGAGTATATCCGTGTGCTGTCCGAGAAAGCTCAGGACGAGCGTATAATGACCGCTAAGGAGCGGCAGGCACTCTTGTCAGATATCGCTAAGGACGGCAAGAATGACCCTGCTGACCGTATCAGAGCCGTCGATACCCTCAATAAAATGACAGGAGAGTATGTGGCTAAGATACAGGCGGAGGTCAAGACCTCTGAAAAGCTTTCAGACGTTTTCGCTCAGATAGGCGGTGAGGGGCTTGACGAGTAAGTTTCCCCTGTCACAGAAGTATATGGACTTCATCAACAGCGTTCGGGGTGTGTCTGCGGATTTTCTTGAGGGGACTACCGCAAGCGGCAAAACGACTGTGGGCGCAGGCATAAAGTTCATGCGTATGGTGTCGGCAAGCCGAAAGAAACTTCACGTCATTGCCGCTAAGACTACGGGAAAGGCTGAGGAAACTATCATTCAGCAGGATAACGGCATTCTTGACCTGCATACCAATGCTCGGTACTTCGGCAACGGTGATAAGGACTACAAACTGCCGCATATCAAGTTTGAGGGCAAGATAATCTATGTTCTGGGATATGACAACAAGGATAAGTGGGAAATGGTGCTGGGCGCTCAGTTCGGCTGCGTGTATATCGACGAGATAAATACCGCTGATATCGAGTTTGTCCGTGAGATGTCAACCCGTAACGATTACCTTATGGCGACCCTCAACCCTGACGACCCCTCTCTGCCTGTGTACAAAGAGTTTGTCAACCGCTCACGTCCGTATCAGAAATACGCCTGTGACGTGCCTGCGGAGATAATGAAAGAGCTTACAGAAGAACCTGTACCCAACTGGCGGTACTGGTTCTTTACTTTTCGTGATAATCTTTCACTTACTGATGAGGATATCGAACGGAAAATGGCTGCCGCTCCGAAAGGCACAAAGCTGTATAAGAACAAGATACTCGGTCTGAGAGGACGTGCAACAGGGCTTGTGTTTGACCTGCAAAAGCGAAATATCTTGACAGCAGAGCAGGCGAAAGCTTTCAATTATGTGTACTTCTCAGCCGGGCTTGACACCGCTTACTCGCAATCCTCACCTGATACCATAGCGTTCACCTTTGTGGGCATAACGGCTGACAGAAAGTGCGTCACTCTTGACGAGGAAGTGTATAACAATCGTGACAGACAAGTGCCGCTCACGCCCTCCGACATACCGAAAATATTCACGGTGTTCTTGGAGAAAAACCGCAGGACGTGGGGCTTTGCACGAGATGTATATATCGACAGCGCAGACCAAGCGACCATACTTGAATGTCAGAAGTTCGGACGGCTCACAGGCAGCATATATAATTTTATCCCGGCATTCAAGAAAACAAAAATAATCGACCGAATACACTTGCAGTCAGCTTGGCTGGCGGCAAGTGATTTTTATATCCTTGAGCATTGCAAGGAGTACGCAGGCGAGCTTAACATATACAGTTGGAAAGAGGATAATTCTGAGCCGGAGGACGGCAACGACCACCTTATCAATTCCTGTCAGTATGCTTGGCTGCCGTATCGTGACAAGATAGGAAGTGTGAAGATTGACTAAATTCAGCATAGGAAGCAAGGTGAAAAATATGATAAGAAACTGGCTTGATATCCAGCCTGCACCCGAATACAGTATAACTATCACAGAGAAAACAGGTTTTATGACAGATGTGATAAGGTCACAGCTTTGGTATCGTGGTGACGCCGCAGAGCTTTCACAGTTCTTTCGTCAGCTTAACTTAGGCACAAATTCATTCTGGAGCAGCGTCCCTGAGAATGAAAAGATACGCAAGATACATAGCGGTCTGCCTGCAATAATCGCCGATACGCTGTCATACATTGTCTATTCTGATATGGACGATATCAAGGTCACAGGGGACAAAGCAAAGGCTGACTTTGATAATATTTCCGAGCATATAGACTTCACAGAGCTGACAGGCAAGGCGGTAGTTACCGCACTTGTTGACGGCGACGGAGCTTTCAAGATATCGGTGGATACTGAGCTTTCTGATACGCCAATAGTCGAGTTTATCGGCGCTGACAAAGTGGAGTATAACTTTGTACGAGGTCTGCTGAACGAGGTCGTTTTTCATTCTGTGCATTATGCAGGCTCAAAGAAATTTCACCTTGAAGAGCATTACGGCAAGGGGTACATAGAAAGCCGTCTGTATGACGATAACGGTCACGAGGTCGGTTTGGACAACGTGCCTTGCCTTGCACAGATACCGCCCCGAACTGAGTTTGAGGGCGAGTATATAATGGCTGTGCCGTTGAAATTCTTTTCATCACGAAAGTATCCGAACAGGGGCAAGAGCATTTTTGACGGCGGTAAGTCTGATTGCTTTGACGCTTTAGACGAGGTCATCTCACAATGGTGGGACGCTATCAGAGCAGGCAGGGTAAAGCAATATATCCCCGAAAGCATGATACCTAGAGATCCTGCAAGCGGTAAGCTTAAAGCGCCTAACCAGTTCGGCAACAGTTACATAAGCATTGACCCACCGCTTTCGGCAGAGGGTGCAGCGCCTAAGATAGAAGTAGTTCAGCCTGATATCAAGTATGAGGCGTTTGTGGCAAGCTATACGAATTGCCTGCTTATGTGTCTGCAAGGGCTTGTATCTCCTGCCACGCTTGGCATAGATGTGGGCAAGATGTCAAGTGCAGACGCTCAACGAGAGAAGAAAGACGTCACAGGCAACACCCGAAACACTATCACAACGGCTCTTGAAAAGGCTCTGCCACAGCTTGTTTCTGCGGTGCTTATGACCTATGACAATATGCAGGGCAAAGCCCCTGAGACTTATGAGGTGACAGTTGACTTTGGCGAGTACGGCGCACCTGACTTTGACAGCAGAGTTGAAACTGTGGGCAAAGCAAGCACGTATGGTATTATGTCAGTTGAAACGCAGGTGGAGGAGCTGTGGGGCAGTTCTAAAGAGGACGATTGGAAAGCCGCAGAGGTCAAGCGGATAATGCAGGAAAAGGGGCTTACTGAGGGTGAGCCAACTGCGGTAGGTGATGAGTACGGTCCTCGCCCGGACGGGGCATTATAGTTTCCGTACATTTGAATTTGTTTAACCCCTGTTGCTATCAACTACTTGGAGGTGGTCAGTATTCTCAGCTTCAAAGACATCGCAAAGATATTTGAGGAGATAGAGCTAAGGCTCATATCTTCGTTGAAACGCAATCTCAAAAGGCACAAGGCGGAGGAACAGCGTTACGGCTTTGAATGGTCTGCTTGGCAGGCTGAGAAACTGAAAAATATGGAGAACTTCCGCCGTGAAAACCTCGACATTATGAACGAGTACGTTGACGTTATCGACGATCAGACAAGACAGCTTATGACGGAGCAGTTTCAAGAGGGTCAACAGCAGGCACAAAGGAGCACCCAGGAGCTTTCTGACGAGCCTATAACACCTATCCCCGACAAGCATTTCTTTGGCGTGAACGAAAAGAAAATGGCAAAGCTTATGGAAGACGTCACCACCCTTGAAAAGACCGCTGAAACAGCCGCTCTGCGAATGACAGACGATATTTACAGGCAGACTTTGAATAGGGTACAGCTTGCAATGGGAACAGGCTCTATGACGCTTAACGAGGCTATCGACCTTGCCACAAGGGACTTCCTCGACAAGGGCATAAACTGTATCGTATACGCTGACGGCAAGCGAGTGAACATTGCCGACTATGTGCGAATGGCTCTGCGGACAACTTCCACAAGGGCGGCATTGCAGGGTGCGGCGAAACGCTTTGCAGAGCTTGGGTATGATACGGTGCTTGTGTCGCAGTATGGCGGCTGTTCAAAGACCTGTGAGCCCTGGCAAGGTCAAGTATACATTGATGATGTGTTCACGGTATGGGAGGGGGAAAAGGACGAGTTTCAAGGCAAGTCAAATTACTGCGGTGAGTGGTTTTGGCTGCTGTCGTATGCCGTAAAGAACGGGCTTTTCCACCCAAACTGCCGTCACACAATGACGCAGTATATACACGGCAGAACGCAGATACCTGAGCCGATACCGGCGGAGAAGATAAAAGAGCAGCGAGAACTTGAGCAGAAACAGCGTGCAATGGAGCGGAAAGTCCGCAAGCTAAAACGCTTTGCGGCAGGCACTCTCGACCCCGACACAGCAAAAGCCTACCGCAAGAAAGTAAGGCAGGCACAGCAGGAATTGAAAGCCTTTATAAACGCTAACAGCGAAGTTCTGCGGAGGGATTATTCTAGGGAGAAAGTGTATGGCGGCTTGACAGAAAAGGAAAAAGATGATAAAATTGAATTAACAACATCTAACGGAATTGGTGTAACGAAATTTTCAAAACATATGGAAGAGCGAGCTTCCGAAAGAAAGGTTTCTGTAAATGATATAAAAGATGCACTTATAAACCCGCTGTATATTGATGAAATTAAAATTGATAGTTTGGGCAGACCAAGCCAACGATTTATTGGTGAGAAAGCAACTGTTAATGTAAATCCCCAAACTGGAACTATCGCAACTATATGGAAAACAGGCAAGAACAAAATCAACAAGTACAAAAGGAAGTGATTATAATGTCAGAAAAACAAAAAGAGTTTCTTGTTTCTATTGGTATTGACCCAAATGATGAACTTGATGTCATAGAAGATAAAGTTGGTGATTACCTGACTTTGAACTGTTTGGATGAAAATTATAATCCAAATGAAGAAGGCTTGATGTGCGAAAGTATTTTGGATTATATCGGTCAGTTATAAATCTAACCGCTCCGCTACGGCGAGGCGGTATTTTTATACCCAAAAACAGAAAGGAAGAATAATATGGGACTAAGCATAAAAGATGTCTATATTTTATGCCGAGCAAAAAGAGAAATCGCAGAAATTGAAATGAAAATTGGCAAGCAGGCAGATGATAATAGCGAGTATATCAACGCTCTTATACGCTGTGAGAACGCATTGACTTTTGTTTTAGCCAACAAAGAAAAAATAGTCAATTAGTAAACATCGGAACTAAGCACCTTAACGGGTGCTTTTTTCATACACAAATTTAAGAAAGCGAGGTCAGAAAATGGACGAGAAAAAGAAACTCCCTGATGAGGAAGAGAAGAAAACTCCCGATACTCACGAGGAGAAAAAGGACGAGCCAAAGGCTGAGGAAAAGCCTGCGGACAAGGCAGATGAGAACTCTGCCGACAAGGAACAGCCTGCGGTGGACGATAGTCAGGCTGACGAGAACGGTGAGGGTGCTGATAAGCCTGCAGAAGATAAGCAGGAACAGCCAAACGAGGATAAGCCCGACAAGCAGGACAGTGCCGAGAACGCACCTGATGAAAAGGATCAGGAGATACTCAGGCTCAAAACTCAGATAGCCGCTATGCAGCTTGGTATCAAGCCCGACTGTATCGAGGACGCCGTTGCGGTGGCTGAAAGCTATGTGAGAAACGGCAGTCAGCAGGATATCAACGCCGCCCTTTCTGCGGTGGTGAAGAAGTATCCAGATATGAAAGGCGAGGGCGGCAAAAAGTCCGACGGCAAAAAGCAGGGCGGCTTCAAGGTCGGTGCAGGATCTTCGGATACTGATGAAAAGAAGCCACAGAGCAAACCAACAGCGCAGAAACGCTGGAACAAATTCAAGTAAAAACAGGAGGAATGAATCATGCCAAATCTTAATTATGCAGAAGTATGGAATCCCGAACTCTTGGAGATAAGGATCCAGGAAACACTGTCAAGTCCGTTCATCACACAGAACGTAAGGTGGCTTGACGCAAAGACTTTCCACTTCACACAGATGTCAACATCAGGCTACAAGAGCCACAACAGAAACGGCGGCTGGAACACAGGTAAGTATGTTCAGACGGACGTGCCTTTCACACTCACACACGACCGTGACGTTGAGTTCCTTGTGGATAAGGCTGACGTTGACGAAACGAACTCATCAGCGTCTATCAAGAATATCTCAGAGGTATTCGAGAAAACACAGTCTGCTCCCGAAACGGACGCTCTGTTCTTCTCAAAGACAGCTCAGAGAGCGGCAGAGCTTGAGGGCTATCACTCATCAACAGCCGCTTCATCATACACAAAGGGTAACGTGTTCGATAAGCTCAAAGGCTTTCTTTCAGCAGGCAAACTGAGAAGATACAAGTCTAACGGCTCGCTCATTATGTATGTGACTTCCACAATTATGGACCTGCTGGAGCAGTCTGACAAGTTCACACGAAAGATAGAAATGACACAGATCGCAGAGGGAGGACTTGGTCTTAGAACAAGAGTGACTGACATTGACGGAGTGCCTATCATGGAGGTCATTGATGATGAGCGTTTCTATGACCGCTTCAACTTTGACCCTGAGGACGGCGGCTTTGAGCCTTGCGCCGCAAGATATGTAAAGACCGCTGATACCGATATCGTGAGCGGTAAGGAGTATTACACCGAATCAAGCGGTTCTTACACTAAGGTATCAGGCACACCGAGCAAGTCTGCACTTGATACATACTATGAAAAAGTCGCAGGTTCGCATAAGATAAACGTGCTTATCGCAACACCTGAGACCACAAAGATAGTGCCTAAGATCAACAGCATTTACAGCTTTGCTCCGGGCGGACACACAGAGGGTGACGGCTGGCTCTATCAGAACAGAGCGTTCTCAGATGTTTTCACTTTCCCGAACGGCAAGGGCGGAAAGATAGACAGCATTTACGCTGACGTTGACACAGCAGAGTACAGCGAGTAAGGGGTGAGGGATATGTACCTCACCTCTACTGAGTTTTGCAATATCTGTCCTGAGTGTGATATCTCCGAAGAACAGTTCTCGGCTATTCGGCAAAGAGCAGAAAGCGATATCGACACGCTGACTTTCAACCGCATAACAGCAGAGGGCATTGACAGCTTCACAGACTTTCAGAGAGAACGTATAAAGCGTTCCACAGCCTTGCAGATGAAATTCATCTATGACAATTCGGAGCTGTTAGAAAGTCCTCTGAGCGCTTACAGCATAAGCGGAGTTTCAATGTCATTCGATAAGTCAAAGGTGGTATCTCTTGACGGCGTTATCACAACACGTCAGGTCTACAATGTGCTTATGCAGACAGGACTATGTTACAGGGGGCTGATGTGATGAAGTTTCCTCAGCTTGTACCTGAAAGGGTATGCAAAACGCCCTGCAAGGTCTATCGAACGGACGGACTTAATCGTGACGGCTCAAAGAAGCAGACGGTCATATTTGAGGGCAAATGCTTTCACTCTGAGAAGTCAAGGCAGAAATTATCCGCAGAGAAACAGCTTATAACCTTGTCAGGCGAGGCTCTTTTCTGCGGAGATATAGCCCCTGATAACGCTATTATAGAGGGCTATGCGGTCATAGGCGGCAGGACGTACAAGATATATGGCTCTGAGAAAGCCAAAGACCCTGACGGCAGGGTGAATTACACAAGATTGGAGCTGATATAATGGGCATTGAAATAAAGCTTGATGTGCAGGCAATAAAAGCTATCGAGGACGCCGCTGTGAAGTCCGCTGAGGTGGCTATGGAGCAGGTGAGGGCAGACCTTGTGAGTGCTCAGACAATGCCGTTCGATACAGGCGATATGCAGAATAATCAGACCTTTGTCCACGCTGACGAAAGCGGTGCAAGTCTTGTGACAGGCTCTCCGCAGGCAAGACGTTTGTACTATCACCCTGAGTATCATTTTCAGAAAGGCAATAACCCTAACGCAGGTGCGGCTTGGCTTGAGCCATATATCACAGGCAGTAAAAAGGACCTTGCCAAGAATGAGTTTGTGGCAGAATTCAAAAAGAGGACAGGCGTATGACTTTACTTAACATAGCGGATATGCTGAGCGATATCCTTGACTTGCAGGACGTGTATGCAGGCACTATTGACGGCAACCTTGACAAGTGCATAGGCGTGTACAACGCAAAGACCTCAAAGCCACAGCGTATCTGCATAGGCGGAAAAGCCTGCACAAAAACACTTGAAAAACATATCTCGGTGCTTATTCATTGGACTGATACTCCCACGCAGGCAGAGATAAAGGCTCAAAGCATTCTTGATATCCTATCCGATATCCGTCAGCATAAGGGTGACGGATTTACGGTAAAGTATCTCGAATGCAAAGAGCCTGTTTCTGTTGGCAGGGACGAGCGAGGCGTGTGTGAATATGTTATCGAGGCAACAGTATATTACGAAAGGAATGAATGAGTATGGAAAACACAACAGGAGTTTATCCCGTATATGAAAACCAGTTCAAGATAGACAAGACAGGCGGCGACGGCTCGACAGAGAGCAATCTTGTGACTATTGCCGATATGGAGAGCTTTTCAGTATCCATTGACGGCAATATCGAGGAGTGGAAGCCTTTTGATCAGCAGGGGTGGACAAGACGTTTGCTCACTGGTAAGTCTATCACTATCAGTATCTCAGGCAAGAGAAACGTCGGTGACGCAGGCAATGACTACATCGAGAGCCTTGCACTCAAAACAGGTGCTGCGGCGACCACAACCCTTGTGTGGAACTTCCCAAGCGGAGCAAAGCTTGTTATCAAGGGCGTTGTCAGCGTAACAGAATGGGGTGGCGGAGATTCGACAGCAGTTGCGCCGCTTGCGTTCGACTTTGCTTCCGACGGCAAGCCTGAGTTTACAGAGGCGGCAGCGTAAGAACACAGACAAAACAGGGGAGCGTTCAAAGCGCTCTCCTAATTTTATATATCAGAAAGGATAATAACTATGGCAAAGATGTATACACTCGACAGCAAGCTTCTTACAGGTACACCTGAGATAAGAGTAGGCGACAAGGTCTACCCTGTGGACGACAGGCAGAAAACTGTCAAGAAGATACTTGACATCTGCGACAAGAACGCTGAAAAGAAAGACCTTGATATGATAGACGAGGTTTTCAAGCTTGCGTTCGCATCAAAGGACTACAAGGAAATAGAGGCAATGAATATGCCTTGGGCGGCATATCAGCAGCTTTTCACTCTTGTTATCTCAGCGGTAACAGGCGAGGACGCAGAAAAGACAGAGGCTCGATTTCCACAGGAAAACGCAGAGTAAATTTGAAGAAAGCTGGTACGATCTTGACTATGACCGAGAGCTTATCATACAATCCATTACAAAGCAGTACAATATCCTGCCCTCAGAGCAGGAAAACCTGCATTACAGCGATTGGTACAGGCTCGTTGCAGGGCTTATGCACGATACGCCACTGGGTCAGGTCGTTCGTATCAGGAGCGAGGACAACAAGGACATCATAAAGAATTTCGACAGGTATGAAAAGCAGATACGCTCAGAATGGGCGGCGTTCAGAAGTCAGAAAGCAAGAGAAACGTTCAAAGAGCAAGACAAGCTTGAAACTGCGAGATACTTTGAAAGGCTGTTCAAGGGAATGTTCGGAAAGGCAGGTGATAAGTAATGGCAGACGGAGCAAGTGTTGGTGTTATATCTCTTGACCTTGTGATAAAAAACAAGGTGCAGGAGCAGCTTGACAAGATATCTGCAAGCATACAGAACGGCTTTTCAAAGCCAGTAGAGCAGGCAGAGAAAGCTGTTGAGAACGCTATGGATAAGACCACTAAAGCCATAGACGAGGGCTTTGGCAGTGCGTCGGAGATCGCCCAGAAGAGTATGCAGGAGGCTGTTGAAAAGGCAATGGCTGAGTATGATAAGCTGGGCAAAAAGGCGCAGGAAGCGGCAGGGCAGACAGATAATATCAAGCCTAAAACTGTTCAGGTGAACTATGACCCTGAGTATGACACTACAAAGGTTGAAGCTGAGGTCAATGAACTAACGGATAAGATAGTTCAGAAAATGCAGGACAAGACTAAATCAAGTTCTGCGAAGATAAGTCAGACAGCAGCGGAAACGGCAAACAAGTCAGCCGAAAGCGTTTCAGAGCAGACAACAAAAATGGACGATATTATCGCAGGCTTTGCTGAAAGTGCCGTGCAGAAAATAAAGACTGTTGCAGGCAGGATAAAAAGCGGTATCGGCTCAGCCGTAAGCTTTGCAGGCAAGGCGGTGAAGTCAACTCTTGGAGGAGCTTTCAAGACAATGCGTTCGGCAGGCTCGAAGGCTGTTGACGCAGTTAAATCCAAATTCAGCAGACTTAAAACAACTATCGACAGCACTTCAAAACCGCTGAGCAAGTTTACACATTCGCTCAAATCTGCGGCAAAAAGAGTGTTCTTAATGGCAGGCGTGCTTGTTTTGCTGAAAGGAATACGTTCCGCTGTTGCAAACGCTGTTTCAGGCAACGAAGAATTTGCCAAGTCCTTAAACGAAATAAAAGCAAACCTCACCATAGCTTTCACACCGATAATGAACACAGTTATGCCGTATCTCAATACGCTTATGACGGGCGTAGCGACGGCGACAAAAACTGTGGCGGCGTTTATCTCTGAGCTTTTCGGCACCACCTATCAGAAGTCCTTGCAGGCGACAAAGCAGGCGCAGAAGTCAGCGGAGAAGATAAAGAAAACTCAGGACACTTACCTTGCAGACTTTGACGTTGTAAGAGTTGCACCGGATCAGAGCAAGTCCGATACAGACAGTTCAGAGAGCGGCATTGATTACTCAGCCATAAACGGCGACAACGTTCAGCTTCCTGATTGGGCGAAGCGTATGAAAGACGCTATAAAGTCAGGGGACTGGGCAGGAGTTGGCTCTCTTGTGGCTGAAAAGGTCAACGGAGCTTTCGCATACATCAACTGGGACGGTATTCAGAAAAAGCTGAATGGCTTTGTGGATAAGCTTACAGACGGTCTGAACAGCTTTATTAACGGCGTTGATTGGACAGGTCTTGGGGACAGCTTTGGCGGCGGTATAAACACTATTTTTGGCGCAGGATACCGCTTTATGAAGAAGTTCGATTGGGCAGGCTTCGGCAAGGGTACGGCTAATTTTCTTAACGGCGGTATAAAGAAAACGAATTGGTCGCTTATCGGCAAGACCCTTGCTTCAAAATGGCAAGCCATCATCGACTATCTTTATTCGTTCGTTACCACCTTTGATTGGTCGGGCTTTGGCTCGTCCATAGGCACTTCTGTGAACGGCTGGTTTGATGAGATTGATTGGGGCAAGTCAGGAACGACTATTTCTGAGGGCGTGAAAGGTCTGCTTGATACGGCAATAAATTTCCTGCAAACTGTAAACTGGCAGGGCATAGGTGAAAAGCTGTGGACGTTCATTTCTACAATAGATTGGAGCGGTATTGCCACAAAGCTTTTCAAAGCCATAGGCTCAGCTATAGGCGGTGCGGTATCGGTGCTGTGGGGCTTTATCAAGGACGCTGTTTTCAGTATCCGTGACTACTTTACGGAGAAAATTAAGGACTGTGGCGGTAATATCGTTGAGGGGCTTTTCACAGGTATCGTTGACGCTTTCAAGGGCATAGGCACTTGGCTTTATGACCATGTTCTTACACCATTTATTGAGGGCTTCAAGAACTGTTTTGGTATTCACAGCCCTAGTAAGGTCATGGCTGAAATGGGCGGATATATTATACAAGGTCTGTATAATGCCGTATCTGAGGGTATTGCAAAGATAAAGGAGATCTTCACAAAGCTTCTTAACGCTGTCAAGGGCGTTTTCAAAGGCATAGGCAAGTGGTTCAAAAAGACATTTTCAGACGCTTTCGGAGGCGTAAAGACCATTCTCAACGGCATTATAATGTTCGTAAAAGGCATTTTCACAGGTAGCTGGAAGAAGGCTTGGCAGGGTGTAAAGAAGATCTTCAAAGGCGTGTGGGACACGCTTTACAGCGTTGTGAAAGCACCTATAAACCTAATTATCGGTGCAGTAAACAAAATGACCAGTGCTATTGAAAGTGCGGTAAACTGGATAATCGACGGCATTAACAGCCTGAGTTTTGATGTGCCTGATTGGGTGCCTGGCATAGGCGGAGAAACCTTCGGCTTTGACCTTGACACAATAAGCATACCTGAGATACCAAAGCTTGCCACAGGCGGACTTGCGACAGCACCGACCCTTGCAATGGTGGGCGATAACAGGAACGCAAAGGCAGACCCGGAGGTAATCTCACCTCTGAGCAAACTGCAAGGTATGCTTGATAACGGCAAGCTTGACGAGGTGTTAAGGGTGCTGAACGCTATACTTGATTGGCTGAAAGCTTATGACCCTGTGTTCTTCGGAACAGTTGACAGCAAGGTGCTTTTCAAGTGTATGCAGGACAGCAACAATCAGTATAAACGTAAGACGGGAGTGAGTGCATTTTGACAGGAACATTGCTAAAGATAAACGGCGTGTGGGTGACAGACCCTGACTCTGATAGCTGGAGCCCTGTAAACTGTTATGAGTGGACGGCAGGCTCAGGACGAGTGAATACAACAGGTCTGTTTGTGGGTGCAAGAAAGTTCTGCAAATACAAACTGCCTTGCAAGTGGACAATGCTTCCTGTCGCAGATTCAGCCGAGATACAATCCCTTATCGAGGACGGACCCGACTTTGCAGAACTGGAGTTTTGGCACAATGGCAAGTATTATTCTATATCTGCCAACGCAAGCGACTATGTACCGCAGGGGCTTGTCAGACTTGACGGTGGTGAGTATTACAAGAGCTGTACTGTCACATTCGCAGAACGTTAGGAGGGCATATGTACACCATAGCAAGCAATGAGATAACAAGCAGGATAGAGAGTTACAAAGCCTTGTGGGGTATGTGGATAGAGGACGTTCAGAGCGGAGAACCTGTGGCATATGACGGCATTCAGAACGTTCAGACAGACATTCAATCAACCTCTCTAAGTGATGATATAGAGCTTGGAGCTGTCTGCTCTCAGAGTGTGACGGCGGAACTGGTTGACGACGGAACTAAGTATCTTGGGAATGAGTATGTTTTCAGTTTGTATATGAAAGACAGCTCGGCATTTACCACCTACTCCACCCTAGAATCCTACACCTACGCTGAGCTTTCAAAGCTGACAGTGGAGCAGATAAGCAAGCTTGGAGAGATGCTTGACGACGAAAAGATACCAATGGGACATTTCACCTGCGTGAAGTCGAAAAAGTCGGGAGGCAGTGTCCAGTTGACAATGGCGGACAGGCTGTACTTCTCGGACAAGCCATATGTGCCGCATATCCCTATGCCAAACTGGAATAGATCCGTTGAAGACAACATTTGCAGACAGCTTGGCTTGCAGAACGGCAATGATTATACAGAGGTGCGGCTACTGCGTGACAAGAACGGCAGGCGATTGATAGATAAGAACGGCAAGGTGCTGTACTCAAAGTATTTCTATTTCAAGGTTGGCTCATTGCCCAAAGACGTGACCATGCGACAAATGCTGTCTTACCTTGCATCTGCACAGGGTCAATTTGGGTATGTTGACAGGTACGGAAAGTACGTCCGAAAGTGGTATGGCAAGAGCGTGAAAACATTGGATAACAACACAATAGACCTGCCTACGCTGTCTGAAAGGCAGAATGTGATAGTGGGCATAATCTGCAAAGTGAGTGATGATGTAACGCTGTCGCTTGGCGTGACAGATACCACGCAAGGACGTGTGCTAGAGTTTGAAAATCCATACATGACCGAATCACTGCTACAATCGCTGTGGCGCAGAATAGGAGGTTTTTCATGGTACACTACCGAATTGTACCACAGACTTGGTGACCCACGTTTCGACATAGGTGACGTGGTGACCTACACCAACGGTGCAGACAGCTATGACATACCAATAACAAATTTAGGATTTACTTTTGACGGCGGACTGAGTGCTGATATTTCAGCAGTAGGTCTGAGCGTTGAAGAACAGCTTTAAGGGGGGCGAGATAATGGCTGATGAAAATTTGACACTGGCGCAGGATATCACTGAAAACGATTATCCCATGCAACACGCAGGTGAGGAAATCGATGAGATACTGAACCGAGCCGGCAAGATACACTATGGCACTGTGGAATACAAGATGACGAAAGCGAATCCACTGATGCAGATACCGCTTGGACTGACTTTTGCGCCTAAGCAGGTTATAGCAACGCTACGGCAGACAGCCGCACCAACACCATATCAGAACTACTGCACCCACGTCTATGGGTCAGGAACGTCATACTATCTGAGTGTCTGCATGGGAGATGGGGCAACAGGAATCGTGCCAACAGGAACATACTATGTTGACTATATTGCAATAGAGTAAAGAGGGGTGATTAAATGACGATAACATTAAATGCAGATTATGACGTAGCCCTAAGCACAGCCATACTGGGTTATGTCGGTGAAACGAATGCTAGACCTGTGTCTGTTGAGGGCATGGAGATAGACGGCGCAGACCGCTATGTAATGACGATAGACTACGGTGATGGCGTTCAGTACGAGGTCGATATCACAGGCGGACAGTGGACGCCAACGGCTGATATACTGCGTTCAGCGCAGACAGTCAGCTGTCAGATATGTGCGAAGAAGCTGTCAGGTAACGAATACATATTGCTGAAAAAATCACGCATATTCCGCCTGAGAATAGGTGCGGCTATCGGTGATACAGCTATCCCGTCACCAAATGTGGCAGCTGACGCACTGGATAGGATATCGGCAATCGGTGAACAGGTCGAAGCTGATGTGGAAAGGGCTGAGAATGCAGCTAGCACGGCTATTCAGGCGGCTGAAAACGCAAAAAAATCTGCCACAGCCGCAGGTGTATCAGCAGACACGGCAGAACAGGCGGCGAAACGTGCTGAGACCGCAAAGACAGCGGTTGAAACGTCCGCAACGCAGGCAGACACTGCAAGACAGGGTGCAGAAACCGCACGTGCTGAGGCGGTCACAGCACAGAATAATGCCAAGGTATCAGCTGCCCAGGCGGCAACATCAGCACAGCAGACCGAAGCCGACAAGACCATAACGACAGGCTACGCAAAGACCGCCAAGACCTGCGCTGACAGCACTACGGCAGATAGACAGGCGGTGCAGGAAATGGCGGAACAGGTCGCGGTTGACAAGGCGACAGTGGCAGACCATGCCGCACAGGTCGCAGAGGACAGAACTGCGGCTGAAACCGCCGCACAGACAGCACAGGCGGTGGCTGATAGTTTGCCTGATGATTATGTGACGGCTGTCGGAAAAATCGCTGAGAACACGGCTGAAATAGGACGTGTAAAGCTGACGGATAAGGAACTAACAAGACGTGTAAATGCACTATATTCCATTGGCAACGGCATAACACACCAGTTTGAAACAGACAGCGAAACGGCATATGTCAAGACTATTCCTACGGGGGCAAAGCTGATGTCGGTTAAGTCTGTTGGCGGTAGGTCGATTGTGTTTAACCAGCTGATACCTGACAGCATAATCCATGTCACAGTAACAATTGACGAAGACGTTACCGAGGATAAGTGGATTAGCCGTATCGAAGCTGACACGTCAAATATAATTAGCGCACATGGTCATAAGGTATTGGGAAAATGCGTAAAAGACGCAAGCAACCCAACTGCAAATGTTGTAGTGCGTTTTGGCGATAACAATGCCAATATTTCAAACGGATACGAGTCAGAACATTCCACTGAAAAGGGAATATACTCCCTGCAACCTAGCGTTAAAAATGGTGCCCTGTATTATCGTGCATTTGCAGGCGCAACCGCAGGCACATACGGATTTACATTGCAGTTATTTGACCTCACCGCCATGTTCGGCTCAGGAAACGAACCAGCGAGCGTGGAAGAATTTGAGAAAATGTTCCCTACTGACTACTACCCATATAACACTGGGGAGGTTGTCAGTGCAGGCACAGAGAGCATTATAGAGCAGGGAGCTAACCTGTATTATGGCACTGATATGCTGAAAGTTGGTAGTGATACCTATGAATATATTGCAAATAGTTATCGTTGTAAGGCGATAAAATTAAAACCTAACACCACGTACACATTAAGTTTTACTTCCGATAAAACCAGTGAGATAATTCTTCTAATGAATGTGAATACTGTTGTAAATTCACAGCCGTATTTGGATTTTAGAAAAACATCAGACAATCGGTCATACAGAACAGGAGATAACGGATGTTTATATGTAGGTGTATATGTTGGCAACGGTAGTGTTGCATCGGCTGATGTTGTTAAACGACTATCTGAATGTGAAATCATGATATCGGAGGGCGACACCCCGACAGCCTACGCCCCTTTCCACCGCAACGAGTATCCAATCCCCGAAGCAATCAAGGCACTGCCTGGCTACGGCTGGTCGGCAGGAACGGCACGAAACTATGTGGACTATGAAAATAAAAAATATGTTCAGTGTGTTAACAGCGTTGATTTGGGGACAAAAAACTGGCTGATGTACAAAGACGGCGACTACACCCCATTTTTCTATTTGAATGGTATCTCGGACATTCGGGGTGGCACACCAAATTTTCTATGTTCAAAATATCAGTATGCTAAGATTGGCGTTACTGACAACGTAACCGGTTTATACGTTTTGGAAAGTACGATAGTGCGTGTGCGAGACACCGCCTACACCGACGCCACCGCATTCAAACAGGCAATGTCAGGTGTAATGCTGTACTACGAACTAGCAGCCCCAATTGTCACCGACATTTCATCGTTAATACCAGATGATTTTCTACGAAACGTTGAGGTCGAAGCAGGCGGTTCAATCACGTTCAAGGGTGGTAATGACGATTACAGAATACCAGTTCCAAATGAAGAAGAGTATGTTGTGAAGCTGAGTGAAGTGGGAGGTACAACATGACAGATTTAGAAAAATCTATGGTTGAGAGCATGGGGCTGACGGAAGACAATTTCCGCAAGCCCAAAGTCACCGAGATAGACAGGATAAAGGCAAATGTTGATTTTCTAGCTATGCTCAGTGGCGTAGAGCTGAATGAGGTGAGCGGCGATGAGTAAAAACTATGCAAAGGTCAAGAGATACTATGACAGCCGTTTGTGGTCGGTTGCTATGGTGCACACCGCCGTCGGCAAGTGGATCACGGCTGAGGAGTATACAACAATCACGGGACAAACATACGAAAGCGAGGAACAGTAATGAAAGAAAACACAACAAAAATCATCATATCAGCAATAGCCGCAGGGCTGTCAGCGTATTTCCGTGTTATGGCGATACCTATAGTCATTCTGGTGCTTGTGATGATCATTGACTACATTACAGGTATGTGGAAAGCATGGAATAGGGGTGAGTTGTCAAGCCGTGTCGGTCTTAAAGGGCTTTTCAAAAAGGTCGGCTACATATTTGTGGTGGCGGTGTCAGGCGTACTTGATTGGCTCTTTATCTCAGGACTTTCGCAGATAGGCATTGAGGTAAACGTCAGCTTTTACTTTGGCCTTATCGTGACGATATGGTTTATCATCAACGAGTGTATTTCTATCTTGGAAAATCTTGCGGTGATAGGTATACCACTGCCGTCATTCTTGGTGAAAATCGTACACAAACTGAAAATCACAGTGGAAAGCAAAGTGGATACAAACGAAGATACAAACGAAAGTGAGGAATAGAAAATGACATATGATGAGTTTATCAAGAAGCACAATGGTGTAGCTGTTAACTATGACGGCGCAGCAGGCAAACAATGTGTAGACCTTGCAACGGCATATTTCAACGAGGTCTTCGGCTCAGGTATCAAGAATTTCTGGTATGACGCACATCACTTTTGGGATTTATTCGACAAGAACACTTGGCTGAAAGCAAATTTCACAAAGGTAAAGAACACGCCAAGTTTCGTGCCGAAAAAGGGTGATGTAGCGATATGGTCAGGCACGTTGAATGGCGGCTGGGGTCACATAGCAATCTGCACCGGTGAGGGCAACACGAGTTATTTTTATTCGTATGACCAAAACTGGAGCGGAAAAGCCTGCACTAAGGTCAAGCATACTTATGACCATATTGCAGGCTTCCTGAGACCAAAGAAACAGAGCAAGATAAGTGCGAAAGTGCTTGACAAGACAGGCTACAAGCAGGGCAACAAAACAAACGGTGTGCTTGCGCTCAAGGAGTTGCTGATTCTTGCAAAGGCGGTCAAGCTTCACAACGTAGGTATGGACAAGAACGGTACATATGGAAAAGGTACTGCAAAGGCAGTTAATACCCTGCTGAAAAAGTGGGGGTACAGCGAGAACGGCATTGCAGGCGTGAACTTCATCAAGAAGCTCAGCGACGAGATTACAAAGAAGATTAAGTAGGTAGAATTTCAGCCGTCTCGGACTTTTATGGGTCTGAGGCGGCTGATTTTGCGTACACGAATTATACACGATAAAGCTGAATTGTAAATATATGCTTGTGAAATGCGGAACAAATGAAACGGCTTAAATGACGTAAATGCGTGGTTTACAAGCAACTTTATAAAGCAATAAAAAGTGGTGTGAAGTGGTATATTTAATCTCTCCATCTCCGCCAAAATGCCACCGTATTTTTGATAGAATTACGGTGGACTTTTTCTATGCCCGAAAACCGCTTAAAATAAGGCTTTTCGGCTGTTTCAGCACATAAGCTAACCCCGCCACAGAGCATTTCTGCGGCGGGGTTTTGTGCTTTATATGGGTTTTGTGGCTTTTTTGTCGTTGCAATCGTTAAACAGCTGGGGTAATCGTTGATTTACTGAAGTATTCGTTAAACTACCGAGGTAATCGTTAAAAAGCCGAGTTCTGATAATACTCCTTATGAGAAAATCGGCGATGAAGTTCGGTCTCTGGCAGATTTAGCGCCTTTTGAGATACCTTCATCTTGGGAATGGTGCCGTGTAAGAGACCTTTTCTCGAATATGTCTGGGCTTGCATACAAAAAGGACGCTCTCGCCATAAAGGCAGACAAAATGGTGAGAGTACTGCGTGGCGGGAATATCGGTGAAGAGCAGTTCTATTTTAAGGGCGATGATGTTTTCGTTTCAAGCGAGCTTGTAAAGCCGGAACTGTATTTGAGAAAAAACTATATGATTACACCTGCAGTTAGTAGCCTGGATCACATCGGCAAAATCGCACTCATAGACAAAGATTATTCCGACACGGTTGTTGGCGGTTTTGTGCTTATGCTCATACCACACTTTAACGACGATGTCGTATCAGAATATCTGCTCTACGCTTTTGCTGCTAAACACCATCGTGATAACTGCCGAAACATTACGCACAAATCCGGCCAAGCGTTTTATAACCTCTCTCGTGAGCAGATGATGAACCTGCCAGTAAAGATTTGAAAAATGGACGGACATAAAAGACGTCCATTACACTATCGGAAAAT